CGGCGGGTTTTTTATTGCCCGTCCACGGCTTCAACGGGGTCATCACATCAAAATATTAACTTGCAGTTGACACAAATCATAAACCTGTGGTTAAAATATCTCCAACTTCCAAACCGGAGTCATCCCGATGCTCCAGAACGCAGAACTCAAATCCGCATTCCAGCGCACCGGGTTATGGCGGATCGGATGGACATACGAGCGGGCCATTAAATGCAAGGCAACGCGCATCGGTTTGGAAGCCATCGTCCGGGCAGAACGCCGGGCGCTGGAAAAGAAGGGGCAACCGGCACCCGTGCAGCCGGAATTGATTTAGGAGTAGAGCATGAACGCACCCGAGCAATTGCAGTCCGTCTCCGATACCGGCCTTTTTATCACCATCCCGGAAACCACCCTGCCCAATGGCACCGTCGTGCCATCGTTTCAAGTCGGCAAATACGCATGCAGCCGTAGCGACGCCGGCCAGGTGTTTGTTACCGCCGACCGCAAGCCGTGGGTCGAGATCAACTACACCGAAGCGCGCGAGGCGTGCGATGCCGCAGGTTTCAAGCTACTGACTGAAACACAAGCGCTCGCCATCGCACACGACATCGTCCAGCAAGACATCAACTGGACTGGCGGCAAGGTCGGTGAAGGCCACGTCTATATGGGCCTGCACAAGTGGAATGTCGAAGAAGCTCAGGCCGGCGACTACGAATCCGAAGACCCGGACGAACGCCGCTGGCATCAACTCAGCAACGGCGAACGCATCTATGACTTTGCTGGCAACGTATTCACCTGGATCGACGACGACGTTCAGGGCGATGAAAACGGCCTGCCCGGCAAGATCGCTGCCGACTCACCCTCCCTCACTACCGCACCGTTCCCCAGCATGGAAAAAGGCATGGGCTGGCGCCCTGACGGCGCCCGCGATTGGTCCGGCCGTGCGCTCATCCGGGGCGGCTTCTGGGGCTCGGAGTCGTATGCCGGTGTGTTCCTTCTCAACCTCGACTGGCCCGACCGCCGCTTCGACTACGTCGGCTTCCGCTGCACCAAGTAACGGTCACTGGCCTCGGGTCACAGGTTCCGGGTCGCGGCTTGCCGTGACCTATGAAAATAGTTAGGGAGGAAACATGATGAACATAGCAGTCGAGGTCATGCTGGCACCACCGGTCAGGCAAAAGAGCGAGGCACCGGAAAAAATCCCGGCAACGCTCAACCAGCTCCACGCCCTGGCGGACGCCATCGCCAACATTGACAGCTACAAGCATTTCGAGCCCGCCCGCCTGCCGGCGATGCTCAGCACTGCGCGCATCGCGCTGGACGTGATCAGCCATAACGTGCTGTTCCCCATCAACGGCGCGGAATGCGAGGTCAGCGACCAAGATCTGCAGGAATTCAAGGATTGCCTCAAAACCATGGGCGACATCATCGCGGGCGGTGACGTTGCCCTGCTGCTGCCCATTGTCGAGACCGCCTACGACATTCTGACGCGCATGGCCGGCGAGCATGCCGACCTCATCTGCCCGCCGGAGGACGATTGATGCGCACGCCGCAGATCATCCCGCCGAGCAAGCGTCGCTGTGCGGACATCGTGCGCGAAGCCAAGGCCACCAACAGCCGCTGTGTCGTCATCCGCAACCGCGTGGTGATGCTGCCGTGCAAGGGTATGGAGCGGACGGTATGAGCAAACAAGCGCAGCCACAACACACGCAGGAACCATGGATCGCCCGCGCCATTAGCTCTGGAGCAATAGAGATCGTTTCGGAGCGCGAGGAGCATATCTACGAAGTCATTGCCTACCCCGCTTCTGAAATTTACGGATCATCCAGCCGCCAAGGATCTAAGGAAGCAAACGCCCGCCGTATTGTGGCATGCGTGAACGCTTTGGTAGGCATCAGCACCGAGAACCTGGAGAAAAGCAATATCCCCTACATGGCAGTCGTTCGGGAGATCGCTGGTGCACAGAACCATATCCGAGAATTAAGGCAGCAGCGGGACCGGCTTCTATTGGCAGCACAAGCCTTTTTTCCCAATCCGTTCTACCCGGACGATTTCGAGCCTTCCATTGAAGACATTACGAATCTGCGGGCAGCAGTAAATGAAGTGGTTGCTGCGAATCCATCGATCCAATTTCATTGTTTCAGCGATGCCATAAACGCCGTCAAAGCGGCTCGGGATGTGACTGAGCTATGCCGCGTTTCTGAAAAACTCGACGCCGGGTTCCTCTCGGGGGGTATTCAAGTCACAGACCAGCAATGGCAGGAATTCACGAGCGCATGCGCGGCCCGTCAGATGTTTCTGGAGGGCAAATAATGAGCCTCTTTCACGGCCTCGTCCTGTTTCAACGCCACCCAGTAGGCGGCTGGCGCGTATTCGATGCGGAGAAGTGCTGCGAACAGCTCCGCCCGAAGCCCTTGCATAAATTCTTCATCAACCATCCCACCGGCCACCAGCTGCTTGGCGTGTACGGCACGTTTGGCCGAACCCTGCGCCGCGGCACCTGGTGCAAACGACCACATAAGGAGATCGTCCATGCTTGAACGCCTGAAAACGGCTTCGGCCAGCACCCTCATCATCTTCCTGCTGATGCTGCTGGTCAGCTACACCCAGAACCGGGACGAGCAGGCCGCCAAGGCTTTGGAATGCAAGGGGACAGTGACGCGATGAACAAGCCCTGCCACAAGACCCATGCCGAAGAGCTGCTGGGCGCGCTCAACCGCATCCATGAGCTGGAAGAGACTCTGCGCGAGCGTAGCTACCTGCACCCGATGAACCTGCAAACCAACGTGCAGAACATCCAGACAATGCTTGTGCCCGATGTCGTCATTCTCATCGGAAAGGACGCCGTTTATTACGCCGACACCAAGCTGGAATACGCGATCCGCTGCCAGCCGGAAGACATGCTGGCGGCACAGGACATCAAGCACGAGCTGGAGCAGCAAAAGGAGGCGAGCCATGTCGCAGTCAGTCTCTGAACAGCTTGACCAGCTAGTCCTGACCGCTCTCCGCACCGGAACCAGCCTGGAGGATCTTTTCCAGCTACTGATGAACAAGGCGCAATTCCTGAGCCAGTCCGGCCCGATCGTGCAAGCGGTCATCGACGCCCGCGCCACCAGCGGCGGGCAACACCTTTAGCAGCATGCACGCCCGCTCTCTACTCCTCCCGAGAGCGGACCCTCACCCATCGGCAACGGTGGGCTTTTTCAAGGGCTTGGTGATGAGCCTTTGAAAGAGATGAAAGGAAATTTAACCAGGAGACCAACCATGAACGCACCCGACCAACTCACCCCGGCCGTCATTGCCGACCAATTCATCACCGTACCGGAAACCTCCCTGCCTAGCGGCCTGGTCGTGCCGACCTTCCAGGTGAGCCAGTACGCATGCACCCAGGGCGCGGACGGCAAGGCCGCATCCAACGCCACCGACGCGCCGTGGGTGAACATCAATTATCACGAGGCCCGCGAGGCATGCGAGAAAGCGGGCTTCAAGCTGATCACCGAGACGCAATGGCTCGCGCTGGCCTACAACGCCAGCCAGCAGGATGCGAACTGGACCGGCGGAAAATTGGGCGAAGGCGAGCTGTTCCTGGGCATCCGCAACTGGCATGTCAATAGCGCCCAGCCGGGTAGCTATGAGCCCGAAGACGAAACAGAGCGCCGCTGGATGACGCTCTCCAATGGCGAGCGCATCTGCGACCTCAACGGCAACGTCTTTCAGTGGGTGTTCGACAACGTGCAAGGCGACGCGCAAGGCATCATCGCGCGCGATTTCGCGCCGGATTCCATTTCCATCACCACGCCGCCCTACCCCAATCGCGAGAAAGGCATGGGCGACTACGAGGTATGGGATTGGTCCGGCCGTGCGCTCATCCGGGGCGGCTACTGGGGCTCGGGGTCGCGTGCCGGTGTGTTCGGTCTCGACGGCGGCTGGCCCGACGACCGCGGCGACTACGTCGGCTTCCGCTGCACCAATTAAGGCCCCTGGTCACGGGATACAGGTCACGGGTCGCGGCGTAAGCCGTGACCCTTCCTAGGAAGATGAACATGGAAACCATACCAACAAATACCGAACTCACCGAGTTCCGCATCAAGACGCTGAAAGGCGTCGAAGTCGGCCTTGGTGCCGCCGATCCGCTGGTCGACGTCGCGCGTAAGCTCGAAGCGCAACACCCCGGCCACCTGATCCTGGTGCAGGCCGGAAAGTTCCTTCACGGCTTCGACCGCACCGCCTACGCCCTGCATGTGCTCAAGAAATACAAGCTCAAGCTAGGCGGCACCACGGCCGCGCCGCACATCCGCGCCGGCTTCCCGGCGGGCAACTTCAAGCGCCGCCTGTGGCCGATGGTGGAAGAGTTCGGCATTCCCTACGTGGTAGCACTCGGCACACAGCAGGCCGGCCATACGGTCTACATCGGCAGCCATGGCACTGCCAATGCGCAGGTACTGGAAAGCGTCTCGGATGAAATCGTGCACCAGGTCATCGCAGATCTGCGCAGCCGCGGCGAACTCAACAAGGCCGGCGCGCAGAAGCTGCTCGCCAACCCGGATACCGCTCCCTTCCAGCTCAAGGCCCAAGCGCAAGACCTCGATACCCAACTGCTGCACGACATCATCAAGCTGCCGCGCGACGCGCGCACCACGTGGGGAGAGAACGTCCGCCAGTGCATGGCGCGGATCATGCGCGGCGTGTTCCTGTACGGGCAGGAAGACAATAAGCCGCAGCTCCTCAAGCAGATATCCGCCGATGTCGATCTGCTCAAGCACTACATCGCACAGGCTCAAAAGCTAAGCCAGGTCAAGTTCGCATTCGAACACCGCGCCGGTTTAGCTGTTGAGCTTGGCCGCCTTGTCGGCGGTCTCATCCGCAGCCATGGAGCACGGCCATGATCGACAACGGGTGCTCTCTGGAAGGTCCGGCAATGCGCTCATCCGAGGCGGCTACTGGGACTCGGAGTCGAATGCCGGTGTGTTCAATCTCAACAACGACTGGCCCGACAACCGCAACGACAACGTCGGCTTCCGCTGACCCGAGGACACAACGCCTGGACGATGGCCCCGCGCCATCGGGAGGCTCTTTCTTGGTCGAGCGCATCCAGGAGGAAACTCCGAAAGCACGGCATGCAGATGCCCAACCGGGAACCGCCACGAAGCCTACGGGTGACGTGGCGGAACACGGTAGAAAATCATTGAGCGGTCACCAAAGCGCAAAGATGAAGAATGATGAGTGGCTTACCCCCCCCAACATCATTAAATCCCTGGGCGAATTCGATCTAGACCCCTGTGCTCCGATAAAACGGCCATGGAATACAGCGCACCGGCATTACGACATCAACGATGATGGCTTATCTCAAAATTGGTATGGCCGCGTCTGGCTGAATCCACCTTTTGGCAGAGAAGCCATCAAGTGGCTTAGAAAGCTGGTCGAGCATGGGAATGGCATTGCCCTAATTCCAGCCCGCACCGAAACGGCGATGTTCTATGAATGCGTATGGGGCGAGGCAGATGCGGTACTGTTCATTAAAGGTCGCCCGCATTTCCATTTTGTAGACGGACAACGAGCACAATTCAATAGCGGCGCCCCAATAGCGCTTGTTGCGTATGGAGACGATAACGAACAGGCGTTAATCGATAGCGGACTAGGGTTCGTGGTGGCGGCAAGATGAGTAACTTTCACGATCTCATCTCCCTGCCCAGCCTCTACCAGTGCTGGCTCAAAGCCAAGCGCAACAAGGGCCGTTTCGAGCGCATCCAGCGCTTCGGCGAAGATCCGCTGCGCTACCTGCTCACCATCCAGCAGCGCCTGCGCGAGCGCACCTACACCTTCGGCCCCTACAAAACCTTCACCGTCCGCGAAAAGAAATGGCGCGACGTGGTCGATGCGCCGATGAAAGACCGCATCGTGCACTGGATGCTGTACGACTACCTTCTGCCGATCTGGCAGCCGCGATTCATCCACGACACCTACGGCAACCTGCCAGGCCGCGGCACGCATGCCGCCGTCCGCAGGCTCGCCGAATTTTGCCGGAGCGAACGCAACATCTGGGCGCTGCAGCTCGACATATCGAAATACTTCTATGCCGTCCCGCACGAACAACTCAAAGCCCGTGCGCTGCGATACATCGGCGACGAAGAAATCCGCCGGCTGATCGTCAGCCTGGTTGATTCATTCCGCACAGGAGACGCTTACGACCACCTGTTCGACCCGGCCAGCCGCTACCGCCAGACCGCAGCCAAGGGCATGCCAATTGGCAACCTCTCCAGCCAGCTCTTCGCCAACATCTACCTGAGCGACTTCGACCACTGGGTGAAGGAAACGCTACGCATCCGGCACTATGTCCGCTACGTGGACGACATGGTCATCCTGGGCCACTGCCGCGAGCAGCTGGAGCAGCTCTGCCAGCAGATCGTCCAATACCTTGACGATGACGGCCTCACCATCCATCCGCGCAAGATCAGGCTTGCACCCGTCGCCGCCGGAGTGCCCTTCCTCGGCTATGTCATATGGCCGAACAGCATTTCAGCAGGACAACGCCTGCGACGCAGATACCACTACCGTTTGAGACAGCACGAAGGCGGCCAGGACCGAAGCGAGGCGCTGAATTCGTATCGGGCGGCGTTAGTGTTTACTGGCTCGACGGTTAGAAGATCAGAAGGCGGAATACGATGACAAAAAGCCGTCACATCAACCGGCCGAAGAAGCGCTGGACACCAGAGTTGGATGCGATATTGATTCACTGCTATCCATGCAGCTCAGCGAATGCGCTGGCCAAGGCACTGCATACCACAAACTCTGCCGTATATCAGCGCGCAAATAAGCTGGGACTCTCGAAATCTGAATGGTTTAAAAACAGCATCCTGGCTAGCCGTCTCCTCCGTGATGACAACCCAGGCATTGCATTTCGATTCCAGAAGGGGTTAACGCCCTGGAATAAAGGCCTCAAGGGCTTGCAAATCGGGGGCGAAGCGACCCAATTCAAAAAAGGCGATATGCCACACAACACCCTGGATGTTGGTTCCTACCGCATCACCAAGGACGGCACGCTGCAGCGCAAGATCAGCAACGACAAGGGCAGCAACAGCAAACGCTGGCGCGGTGTGCATGAGCTGGTGTGGATCGAGGTCAACGGCCCGGTGCCGCCCAAGCACATCTGCGTGTTCAAGCCAGGCATGCGCACCGATCGGCTGGAAGAAATCACCATCGACCGCGTCGAATGCATCAGCCTGGCAGAAAACATGCAACGCAACAGCTACCACCAATACCCGAAAGAAATCGCCCGCGTCATCCAGCTCAAGGGTGCCGTGACTAGGCAAATCAATCGCCGCAAAGGAGGCTAACCATGTCCGATATCAATGCGCTCAGAACGCATCTATTCGAAACCTTGAAGGGCCTGAAAGATGGCTCTATCGATGTCGAAAAAGCCAAGGCTGTTACCCAGGTAGCAGATTGCATTATCGATAGCGCCAAGGTCGAGGTTGATTTCCTGCGCGTGACGGGCGCAAACGGCAGCACCGGCTTTATTCCTAGCCTTGCAGGGCCAACGACGACACCCACCCAGACCGGCACCAAGACCGTCGAAGGCGTGGTGACGACCCATAAGTTGCGCCCATGAACTTGAACTGATGCATTTACAGCAAAGGAAAACAGCGTGAACGAAACTCTCAAGGCATCACTACCGCCAGACCTGTTCAACCCAGAACGCCTGCCGCCACGTCGTGAGGACGGCATGGTTTGGCACCCTGACTATGACTTGATTTACAGCGGCCTCGGTATCGACGATGAAGGGCATGCCGCTTGGGAATTCATGAAAGAGCTGGGGCTTGAGTTCGCCGGCATTGAAATGAACGAAGAGCTTTACGAACAATACGAACAGGATGTAACGACGATCGCGTTTTGGACGCCTGAAAAACCCGATGGCAATGGCTGGCAGCTATTGAGCATTGATATTGGCGAGGATGGCCCTGTCGCTTGGTACAGCCGCGCAAAACCAGAAAACGTCAACTTGACCAACATTCTCGAAGAAATCACAACAGAACGCGCACGCCAAGACGGCAAATGGGGTGGCGCTCAGCATGACGACCAGCACAGCACTACGGAATTCGTCGGATTTATTCAGGACTATGCGGGCTGGGCTCGCCGGATGGATCAGATGGGCAGCCCTGACAAGGCCCGCCGGCGTCTGATTCAAGTGGCAGCTCTGGCCGTCGCTGCCGTGGAATCCATCGACCGTAAAACGCTCAAGGAGCAAGTATGAACCACCAGCACCTTACTTTTGACACCTTGCGCGGCGCCAACGTCGCGCGCCTTAAGGACAGCAAATACAAACTATGCGAATCCGAATGGACGCCGGCCCATTGGATGCAGGCCACTGTCGGCGAGTTGGGCGAACTGGCAAACATCATGAAGAAGATCGACCGCGGCGACTTCACACTGGAAGAAGCGCGCCCGGCGATTGCCAAGGAACTGGCTGACGTGCAGACCTACCTCGACATCATGGCGTACAAGCTCGGCGTCAACCTCGGCATAGCGACCAAGGAAAAATTCAACGAAATCAGCGACCGCATCGGCAGCCCCATCTATATCGGCGACGATGGCGATTGGCATGAAGCCGAAAGCGTACAGGCCGGAACCAATCGCACCACCTCCGGCATGATCGGGCAGCCATGATACGTGTGTACATCAGCGGCCCGATGACCGGCTACGCCGACTTCAACAAGCCCGCTTTCAACCAGGAAGCCGCCCGCCTCCGCGCGCTGGGGTACGACGTCGTCAACCCTGCCGAACTGAATCCCGACGACGCCACGCCCTGGCAAGACTGCCTGCGCAACGACATCGCCCACCTGGTCACGTGCGACGCGCTCGTGATGATCGAGGGCTGGGAAAAATCCAACGGTGCCCACCTGGAAATGCACATCGCGCACCGGGTCGGCATGGAAATCATCCTCGCGCGGGACTTGCAATCATGAACCGCGCCATGCGCCGCGCGACCGCTCGCGCCAAACCCATCGAATTCAAGCAGGTCCCAGTGCCGAAATGGCTGGACGAGTTCGAGATATTCGACCCCATCGATCGCATGCTGCAAAAGCTGGAAAACGGCGAGATTGAGTATCACCAAGGCCACGCCGTGTTCATGGCCGGCAATGGCGAATGGTGCGAAGTCGTGCCGGCGCTCAACGGCTGGATCAGCGTATGGAAACGCTTCGACCAGCACTTCCAACTCGGCCACGACCTTAGCGCCATGGTGCGCCTATGCAATTGCCTCAATTACAGCCAGCCGCTCACCGAGCACCAGGTCGCGGCCGCCCGCAAGGTCTACAAGGAACAAGTGCGCCTCTTCCGCACCCTGCCGCGGGACGCCCTGGCCAGCGTCACACGCACCGAACAGATTCGGATGCTGCTGGAAAAATAGCATGACGTATCATACGTTCGGACTCGAAGAGGCTGCCAAATTCCTGCGTTGCGGGGAGGAGACAGCACGCGAGCTGGCATCGAGCGGCGAACTACCCGCAGCAAAGATCGGCAAGGAGTGGGTTTTTGTCGACGTTGACTTGGTGGAATATATACGCTCAAAATACCGCCGTCCGAGCGAGGGTGATAAATGGCAATCGAAAAGCGCGGCAACGTCTGGTGGTGCGACTTCACAGTCAAAGGGGAGCGATATCGACAGTCTCTTGGGACTTCCGACAAGGAAGTCGCCAAGCAACGGCACGACCAGCTCAAGGCAGAAAAGTGGGAGCTTTCCCAAGAACCACAACGTCACACGTTTGCCGACGCGCTGAAGATCTGGCTGGCCGCCGCCCAGCGCGATAACTCAGACCTCTACCGCATCCGAGCCTTCAACCTGCAGGACTACCGCCTCAGCGAAATCACCGAGGACGTGCTGGAGCAAGTCCTTTCCATCTATCAGGGCGCCACCCGCAACCGCTGCATCCAACTGCTCACCGCCATCCTCAATACCGCTGTACGCCGGAAATGGATCGAGAAAGTCCCGCACATGGAGCGCGTCAAAGTCGCCAACGGCCGCACGCGCTGGCTCACCTATGAGGAGTGGAAACGTCTCCAGGCAGAGCTGCCGACCAACCTGCGGCAGATGGCCCGTTTCGCCGTTGCCACCGGCCTGCGCGAAAACAACGTCATTGGCCTGCGCTGGAACCAGGTCAACATGCGGCGCCGCGTGGCCTGGGTGCATCCGGATGAAGCCAAGGCCGGTACCGCCATCGGCATCCCGCTCTCTGATGACGCGCTCCAGGTGCTCAAGGAGCAAGTCGGGCTGCACAAGGAATTCGTGTTCGTTTACTTCAGGTCGGAGAAAACCGAGGACAACGACGAGGGCCAGCCGGAAGGCAAACCCGTCACCAAGGCCAGCACCAAGGCCTGGAAGGCCGCCCTCGTCCGCGCCGGCATCGACGTAGTCGAGACAGAGAAGGTCGACGAGCGCGGCGAACCGATCCTGACCAGCACCTTCCGCTGGCATGACCTGCGCCACACCTGGGCCAGTTGGCACGTCATGAATGGCACACCGCTGGAGGTATTGCAAAAGCTGGGAGGCTGGAAAACGGTGCAGATGGTGCTCCGCTATGCCCACCTGGCACCCGAGCACTTGGCCTCATTTGCCAACAATGCGCGCCACACCAATCCCCCACACTCACCATCAGGAGTCAATAACGGCGCGGCAGTATAACGCCTTCACACGGCAGGGGTCACTGGTTCGATCCCAGTACCGCCCACCATCCAAAGGATATGATTAAGAAGGTTTTTTAGCCTAGCTTAATTTTCCGTCCTCCCCGAATCGTTAGGATTGCTCCAAATTTGCTCCACGCGAGCAAAAGGAGTGGTCAAGTGGCATCGATTCGAGAACGAGGAAAATTCTGGGAGGCACGAGTCCGGCGAGAAGGCCAGACGCTCTCCCGCAGTTTCCCCACGAAAGCAGACGCCCGAGCCTGGGCGGTAATCATTGAATCCGAGATAGAGCGTGGTGTTTTTATCGATCGCACGGAAGCCGAGAAAAACACCCTCGGCGACCTCTTCAAACGCTACCTAACTGAAGTCTCCAGTCAGAAAAAGGGGCACAACAGTGAGCGTTATCGCCTTGTATCTCTACAGCAGGATCCAATTGCCAAGCTAAAGGTTGCTGCTCTATCAGGCAAGACAATGGCTGAATGGCGCGACAAGCGCCTCAAAGAAGTATCAGGCTCAACCGTCAATCGGGATCTCAACCTTATTTCACATGTCATCAACGTCGCCCGCAAGGAGTGGCATATCCACGTTGAGAATCCTGTCTCGATGATCCGTCGCCCCCCAGAGAACCGGGCTCGTAGCCGTCGCCTTGCCATCGGCGAGGAAGAACGACTATTGGCCGAATTGGAGCTAACAGCCAGATCAAAATGTGGCACCTATGAGGCAGGAGGCACACATAACCCTTGGATGCGTCCGCTAGTCATTCTTGCCCTGGAAACCGCAATGCGTCGTAGCGAGCTGCTGGCATTGAAATGGGGAGATGTGTTCCTCGGGGATTATTACGTCAGGTTGCATGACACTAAGAATGGGGACTCCCGCGATGTGCCACTCTCGACACGCGCTCGCTCGTTATTAGACAGCCTTCCACGCCACATTTCAGGGCGTGTATTCCCAATCACCCCCGATGCAGTGAAAAAAGCTTTCACGCGCGCCGTAGCACGTGCAGGACTCGACGATTTTCACTTCCACGACCTTCGGCACGAAGCAACCAGCAGAATTGCGGAGAAATTGGATAACGTCCTAGAGCTTTCAGCTGTTACCGGCCACAGGACTCTGACGATGCTTAAACGTTACTACCACCCTCGCGCCAAAGATCTGGCCCGCAAATTAGGATAAACAAAAGGAGCAAGCTATGAAGTCTTATACCCCTGACGAAGCACGTACCTTAGCTGCAGATTTGTTGGAATTCGTCCCAATGATGGGGCAAGCCGTTATTACAGGTGAGGAACAGCAAGAATTTATTGCCGCTGCAGCACGTGCACAGGTGCTTTGCGAGCAGCCGGCGACCGTGGCAACGTGCCGCGACATTGAGGACTGTCTTGGCATTATGGTCAATCTACTCCTGGACGCTCCAGCACTCCATCACAAACCGCATGACCAGGTCCAGATCCTACTGGATTGCTTCGAGATCGCCGGAAGTGCATGCCATTCTGCTAGCGGTAGTCGCGCCTAGAATCGTTTCTGCAGGGAAAAACTATGGGAACCTGGACTTGGGCGTTTTTCTTTGCCGTCGCGCTATTCTTCGGCAAGGTTTACATCGATTGTCAGCATCAGCTCAATGCCGACAATCAGCAATTCCAGATGCGTCCGTGGTTTATGCGGACAGTTAAGAGATATTCGATTGCTGATTACCGCTAAGACTTTGTTTACCACAGCCTGCTTGCGTTAGAGGCGCCGCAGGCATGCTCGATTCGTGAGTTTCTGCGCCGCCACTTCCTGTTCGATCTGCCAGGCAATAACCCGTTTCACGGCAACGGTAGTTGCTTCTTCCAGAATAGCTTCTTCTGCGAGAAAGTCGTCGAAACTACTACCAATGTGTTGAGCGTTCATTCCGTTTCCTTAACTGCAGGAGACTATGCAGCCGGCCGAATTAAGCAGCCAGCTTCCAAGACCCGGCCGAGGATTCTGCGACGATCTTCTCGTAATGCTGGCGATCGGTGTGATTGATCAGCTCAATGGTTTCCTGAATCTTCACGTTGCCACCGGTCTTTTCCAGATAGATCAGACGAATCATGCGATCTGCGGTACGGGGAACGTGACCGTGCTTCTCCCATTTTGCTACGGCCTGATCAGTGACTCCAAGCAATAATCCGATGCCGCGTTGGGAAAGCCCCATCTCCTTGCGCAGAAATCTTACCTCGGCGCCAGTAAGATGAGCCTTCTGGCATAGTATGGTGCCGATAGCGTGGTGCAGGCCTGCCAAGTCATGAATCACGACGCCATCCCCATAGCGTGACTTCACCACGTCATAGCCGTTCGCCAGCCAGACGTTGTTCAATCCAGAATCTGTATAGTGGTAGCTCATATCATCACCTCATCACAGTGACGACTACGGCGTAGTCGCCATCTTCCTGCCTCTCCAGGGCAACAGCGACATTGATAATGTCGCCGGCCACAGAGTGCTCAATCGTTGCCTTCCAGTCGCCGTGCATGGTCAGATGTGCCGGTTCCACGACTCTTCCATGCCGCAGGCAGCTATCTACCTGCATACGGGTGATGCGCCGTTTGCGCATCTGCTGCCTTGCATGCGGCGTGATCACCAGGCGATCAGCTGCCTTCCTCAGCCGTTGAATGAAATTAGCGTCGTTCAGCACGAACGGCAAAGGTTCGATAGATGCCATGGCGACCTATATTTTGTATAGGTATACAGTATATAGCTCCCGTAGTGAAAATCAAAGTCTAAGTTTGTTCAACCAACATGATCCACCAGCGGCATCCCAGAGGCCAACCGAATTGCACCGTTTTGACGTTTATTCATCAAGTATTTTTCCATGTGTCTGAAAGTAATGGCTCTAGCCTCGCTGCCGTCGCCCCCAAGCTACTGCTTCTCGGTTCTCAAAAATATGCTCTAAATCATCAATCTTCCTTAGGTTTAGAGAGTAGGACCATGGATCGATGCGGCATACC